GCCTCCTCACGGGCCTCACGGCCCCACCGGTCAGTTGACCGGTGCCTTCAAGAGCTTGATGCCGACGGCTCTTGGGCGTCCTGAACGTTCAAGATGCTTCTCATCGGCGGATGGCAATCCACCTCTCTTCAAGAAGAACTTGAGAAGGGCTCCTTCGCCCGAGATCTCTGACCTCGGTGCTTTGGCTGACACCTTCCAACCCTTCGCCAAGGGCTGGTGTGTACGGGGGTCGATGGAGTGGATGTCAAAATGACCATCCAGTTCAACCCGGCCCAGCACAGGAGAGTTTTCCCCTACCCGCGGGAAGTAGCCTCGCAGCACTTCCAGCAGAAAGGCGTCGATTGAATCAACAACCTTGGAGTAACCGAAACCGCGCAATTGGTTCCGGAAACTAACCCAGGAGATTATTTCCTGTACGTCCTTTAGTGATGAGGGAGGGACTTCTCGGAGCTTTACGATGGAAACGTCGTAGCCCTTAAAGTATTCCTTCCCACAAGACTCTCTGAAGTTTCCAACCCAGAAAGACTTGTGAGTATTAACCTTAAAGCCGAAGGCTTCGAGGTATTTCATCACTAGTTGCGCGTGTTCCGCGGGGACAATCATGTCATCCCCGTAGATTCGCACCTTTCCTGAGTAGGACATCACGTCCTTCTCAGTGAACTTGCGGCCAGCCGCCTCTTCCAAAGCGATGAAGACGATAGTCGTGAAGACCATCGCCTCCATCGGAAAGGTGAGTGCGGAACCCATAGACGCGAACTTGGTCAGGTGCTTAACACCAAAACCAGGCACATCAGCGCGCAAAGAGCGACACGCGGCCACACCCTCTTTAAGATGGGTGTAACCATGTAGTAGCTCCTCAACGAGCAAATTTGAGACCCGATCACTAGCTTCGCTGAGATCCAGAGAAGCCAGAGAACCATCAAGAGATCCCTTTCGTGCCAACCTCTGATTAGGAGTTTGGTCGGTAAAACCGACGAAGAGTTTAGAGACTTTGTCAGTCTCCAGCTCTCGTACGAGGGCCTCTGCCACGGCCTGTTGTGCGTACTGCATGCACGTAGGCTCGATAGCAATGATGCGAGGAGTCTTAAGCGTTTTAGGGACTGAGATGACCCTAACGGGCACCTCATTCTCAGGTGACGAAAACTTGACACGCTCGAGATTTATCCAATATCTCGAGTTCGGCAGGAGGAAGTCCACACTGTGGAATCCCCCAGAATCGAGTCGTCGGTGCCATACTTGTAGGTCGTACTTCCGGTTTCCCGACAGTCGATCTGCAGTGGCACCTGGACCGTGCTTTGGGACGAGTTCGCCCTTGGCGTGAAGATCATCCACGCTAGAGAAAACCCGACCAAAGAGAAGACGAGAAACACGCCTATACTTGGCAAGAAACTCACCAGGTAGGGAAGCGATCGTCTCTTCAAGTTCTCTATCCGTCTCGATGTACTGTTCATAGGCAGCTTTCTCACGCTCGTAAGAGCAGGGAAGGGCCACCTTAGAACACAGACGTGTCAGCTGTCGTATTGCATAGACAGCATCAACGCTAGGTACCTCGAGTAGGACGCCAGTTCCACGCTCGAACACAAGTCCCAGGAAACCTCCGAGAAATCGGGGGAAACCTCCCAACCGGGTGAAACCGGAAAAATGGGTGGGGGCGACACGACCATAGGCGAGGGCTTCATCGAAGTCCTTACCAAAGTCGGCCAGGGAAATCGTGAGAAACGACAACCCTTCGTGTTCGACTCGTCGCGTGACAGTTTGAAAGTCACGCGTGGTGCAAACGCGGCATCGCTCGCCAAGTTCTTCGGCGAGCTCCTTCCAGAGCAGTATAGGGCTTTTCATGGGTCCCCTTTCTGGGGTAACTCATCCTTGCCCTAGCACAGCTCCTCTGCTCAGCTCTCACCACCGAGAATCTTGGTGATGGAAGCGCCACTGGTAGCCGAAAGACTCGCGATGAGCGAGTCCACGACTGCCTTAGCAGTGGCAGCATCGTAGCCGTTAGGGACATCAACAGTCAGAGCAACGCTCATGGACTGCGTGATGTTCTGCCCGGCAACGAGCGGATTCGCGACAAGCGTATCCGACTTGAGCTTGATGACGTGACGCGTCCGACGCCCGTAGGAATGAGCAATGCTCATCTGAAGGGCGCGGTCGGCCGTCGCGTAGTTAGCACCATCGGTGCTGACTCCGGTCCGGTTCAGGGTCTTAGCGACTCCTGAAACGGTCAGCGTCTGAGGATCTGTAAACAAGGGCACTACTCTTTCTGGTTGAAGGGCTTTTTGAGCCCTGTGATTAGAGAGAGTCCTTATGGGACTCCCTGGACCCTGGCGTAGAAATAGCCAGGGGGTGGCAGGTTCACACCTACCGGGGCGCTCGGGTTATGCCCAACGCGCCCAGTATGGCCCACTGACGATTAGAAAACATGTCAGTGTTCAAACCAAACCCGTAAGGCGTTGCTTTCGCTCTGCGCTTGGCAGTACCATTCCAAGAGCAAGCGACGAATTCTGAGTGGTTATTTACCCATTCCCATGGGACCGCTCGCGATTCGCAGTAGATACTTTTGGTAACATTCTCCATTACGTATCCACGTCGCAACACTAGCCCGTCTTGACTGAATGCGGATAGATTCGAAAGAATCGGCCCCACATTTAGAAACCAGTCAACAAGCCAGCTCCACGGTGCAAGATTCCACAAGACGTCAGGAGTGATCCTTAGTCCCAAGGAGTATCTTGCCTTAGCTGCGATGCCTTCGATCCCATTAAGGATTGCGGGGTCAACGTAGTAAGTGTACTCTCCAGAAAACCACTGTTGGCGAACAGCAGTCGTCCTTTGGTAGTACCGTGGAGTCGAGGTCCAGATTGTGTTCATGGGGAGGGCGGAGACAGGAATGTCTCCATGGTACTCCTCCCCTACAACTCTTTCTGGAGGATGCAACCGTTCACGTCGCAGCTCGCGACCGCTATTCTTCACAAGGTTCTCTATTGTCTTTTGTGACTCTAGGATCGCCTTGAAAGAATCTCGCAGATCTTTTACAAGCGGCTTCCACCCGAACTCAACGTTCAGGTACTCCGATCCTACGGACCGGAAGAAGCTCGCTCGATCTTTGAGAAAAGCGGAGCCGATCATCGAGGGGATACCCTCTCTGAAAAGTTCGGCAAGAGCGACTGCTCCATCAACAGATGGATTTGTCGGAATCGTCTCAGAAATGAACTTGGTCCCCAAGGCCGCTAGATTCGTCGGCGCAACGCCGAACGAGTCTGACGTCCAAGTAAGACCTTGCTCAAGAGACGGTGTGGGACTCGTAAATGGCACAGGAATGTACCACTGTGGAGTCTCCGTCCGATAGTAGTCGTGCGATACCCCAAACGCCCAGACACTCACATAACACCTCCGAAGAGGAGTCTGTGGAATGTATTTGAGCGTAACGGATTCGAACGGACCACCGATATCCCCACTCTTTGGACCTTTTGGCCAGGAGTGGACATCGTCGCGGGTCACTTGGGTGGAGTACACAAACGTTTCCGCTTCGGAGTTATAGTAGGGAGTTCCAGAAGGCCCAAAAGAAGATCCATTCCAGGATCTCGGGTACTCTGTCTCTCTACTATACCACTTAGCTACGTCGAGTACTCTTCGCCTTTCGCGATCCACGACACCTCGATTCGTTAGAACCAAACGGAAGGAACGCCTTTTGGCGTTGGCGCGTATGCACCTAGTGCCCCTC